GGGTGGAGTCTCAATCAAGAAAGCATTGTCCATCCAACGTGAGCCACGGTACTGCATGAACCAATCTGATGTGTCATTAACAACATCTAACAACTTCATTCTGTTCTGTGAGCCAGTGAGTACATAGTTAAATGTATCTGCTGTAGTTGACACAGTGAGAGTAGTGCGTAGTGCAGTCCAATCATAAGAGTCTTCTACGGTGCGTTTAGCGTCATTGACAAACTCACCAATAAGTTTAGAGTAGGATGTCTGAGCAACAGTAGTTACTTCATCCTCCCTCAGTCTGCGTAGTACGCTGTTTACCAGTTGTAAGTAAGTCATTAGAAATCGTAACTCCGTGGTTTAGCTTCGTAAATAGTGTTTTCAAAGAAGTTGTCAGCATCTCGCCCGTAGTCTAACTGTAGCGCAGACTCTGGGTAGAACAACTCTAGTTCTTCTTCTTGTGATTCTATAGGGTAGTCGCTGATACCTATCTCTGTTTCAAACTGAAATAGCTCATCATTAAACAAGCTGTCTGTTGTGCGTGTAGGTGATGGTATAAAGTCTTCACCTGTGTCTGACATCAGAGAAGGTCTTAGATCAAAAGGTAAGTCAATACTAGGTAGGTCAACACTGGGTAAGTCAATGTCTGGTAAAGCCTGTCTAACGGCTGTGTCTAAAGCAGACAGAGCGTCACCAATAGGCTGTGTTACTACATCATCAAACTCTTTACCTGCTTCTCTGATAGGCTGTATAACAGTATCGTCTATAACACTACCTGCTGCTCTAACAACATCTTCAGTTGCTCTGCCACCTGCTTTAATAACATCTTCAAGAGGACGTAATGCTCTAGTATCTATATCTATATCTACGTCTATATCAGGCATAGCCTCTTCAACAAAGTCAGCAAGGGCTGTACCTACTTTACCTATAGGACGTACAATGTCTCTAACAACGTCTTCAATAACACCTAAGTCTATGTTAGACTCAGGTAAGTCAATAGAGCCTAATGTACCGCCTTCTCTAATATAAGTACCTAAACCATAGGCTAGAGCCTCGTCTAGCTCCTCACCTGACGCTAGCTTTTGTACAGTCTTACCTAACCCTTCCTCAAAGTCATCGTACTGAATACCTGCACGTTCAATAGTTGCTTGATCTAGCCCTACTTTATCTAAACCACCTTTAATAAGATCGTTACCAACCAAAGCAAGAGCGGCTCCTTTAGCATCTCCTGCGGCTGCTACGTTTAATGCGGTCTGTGTTTGTCCGTAGGTGCTACCAAACAAGCCAGTACCTTTGGTCATCTGAGGCGGCCCACCACCTGCGGGTATGTCACCCAGTGCAGGAGGCTTAGTTACTCCTGCCATGTTTAAGCCAGTTAAGGCACTACTAGCTAACTCAACAGGAGATACTTCTACACCTGAAGCTAACTTAGCTCCTGTAGTTGCTAACGCAACAGTAGGATTCAATAGCCCTACAACTTGTAGTACAGGATTTCCTAGAAACTTCTCCCACTTGCTAGGCTCTGGTGGATTCTTAACCCACACCATTGTTTGCTGACCTAGTTCTGGATTTAAACCTAGTAGTTCAGAAACATCGTGAAAAGTTCCTGTTCTTTCTTTTTCGTAATACTCTTGTCTAGCGGCTTCATTAGGAAACTCTAGCTGTCCACGCTTACCGTAGTTAGTGTATAGTTTTGTCTTGTCGTAATCAAGACCGCCAGTGTCTAACTCAGGAACATCAAACTCTTTATATGCAGGTACTTCTAAATCTTTAAATGCTTGAAGCAAAGGACGTTCTACGTTTACTTCTCTGTTATAAGAAGCAACATTATAGCCTTGCATAGCTCCACGATTGGGGTCAAACTCGCTATATAAATCCATCCCTGTTCTAGCCTTAGCAGGAGCTTCAGCTTCTAACTGTGCGGCTATGTCTGCAATGTTTTTATCTCCGTAGCTTTCTTTTCTTTCTGCTGTTTTTTGTACAGTTGAAGGAGCATAATAAGTAGTGCGGGGAACTATTTTACTACCAATTACATTACCGTAACCGTCATAACTTTTTTGTTCTTTGTAAAGAGTAAAGCCTATTTTGTTTCCTGCGTCGTCATATACATCTTCTCTGTCTCCTGCTTTAAACGCAGGTGTAGTAGGCTCAGTCCTAGAACCCACAACTTTAATAGGCTCTGGTAAACCAATGCTAGGAGAATCTATAGTAGATGCGAAAGGGTTAGAGTATAAATCGACAAGTTCTTCTTGTTGTTTAGATATGACAGAACCCACAGTCTTAGGCGCACGAGCAGCGGCCTTAGCTAAAGCAGCTTGGTTTATCTGTGTGTTTGAGCCGCTTGCGTAGGCTCTGCCGAATCCACCACCACCCATTATCGTTCTCTCTGTACGTTCTTAGTCTTCTCTACTGTACGCATAGCACCTAAGCCTAACATGCCCATCAGTATAGGCATCATCTCTGCTGTAGGGATTAGTGGAACAGTAACGCTTGATCCCATTAGTTCTAAGATCATGTTAGTTATTGGTATAGTGATGAAGTTCCCTGCCATACCTAAGACACATACCCAACCAATAGCAGGACGCCATCCCGCGACAAATAAACTCTTGTGTGCCGCTTCAGCCTTGTTGACCTCTATCTGTCCTTTGGCTAATTCTTGAGCATGTTTTTCAGCCATAGTAGATAGTTCATAGGCTATTTGGTTTTTCTTATCTTTATCTTCTATGAATTTATCTAAAAGACCTGTCACTGGCCCTATTAAACTATTTAAAATACTCATATATTATACACTATTTAGTCTTGTTTGTCAAGTTCTTTCTTTGTCTCACCATGCACAAGTTTCTGTACAGTGTCAGACTCATAGATGCGAATACCTAGCCAGATGATTGTCAGCAGTGATGCTGTAGGCGGTAGCCAAGCTGCTAGCGATAATATAGCCGTAGATATTGCAGTAACATCCAACATGTCTTTCGTTTGTTCATCCATTTCCTTGTCCTATGATCCAAGAGATTGTTAAGTAAACACCAGAGGCTAATACTAGGATACCTGCGGCTTGTATTGTGTTCCAGTATAATGCTTTACGTCTACGCTCTTGTGCGTATATAGTCTTCTCTCGTTTCTCCTTAATCTTCCTACGTAACTCTACTAACTCTTTGTAGCCGTTTGGCCCGTAGGAATACATCAGGAGTTCCCTGAGTTCTTTCTCTTGTTGCTGTATCTTCTTTTGGTGAGCATATACCTGCATTGCCTCTTGCTCAACAGACTGTGACGCAACAATCTTTTTAAACAAGGGCGGGTTTTCTGCTCTTCGTTGACATTCATTTAAATCACTTACTGCTCCGTACCAACGCCCTATTTGTGATAATGTATCCTCCACATCACGACCCGCAGCTACCATACGCTTGATAGTACCAAAGGCGTTAGTGGCTATGCTGATGGCCGTGACTGGATCAATCATTACCAAGGCACTCCAACAGTAATCGCGGGAGCCTTGCTGTCTGCTATCTGTGCCGCAATGCTTGCCTCAATAGCGTCAGCGTCTACGTCAGCCTTTACCCACTCAATGACCTGAGCCTCTGTGATGTCAGCGTAGGCTGTGTAGCCATCAGCATCAGCGTCAGGGGTAAAGCCGCAAGAGCCGTATGAGCTACCTGTGTGTTCACCGTCAGCGTCTGATGCTCGCCAGTGTGCTACAACAACACCGTCATCAGTGTTGCGCTCTAGGGTTGAGATTGTCCAAGTTACTGCCATTAGTTGTTCTCCAGTTGAGTTATTCTTGCTTCAAGTTCTTGTATAGTTGCTACAAGCAGAGGCACTAGTTTGCTTTGGTCAATGCCTTGATACTCAGGAACAGACCTAGTACCTATAACAGCTTCAGTAACAACATTGCCTTCCTCATCTAGCACTGCGGGAGTAACTTCATACTCCTCATCTTTCATTGCGTCTTTCTCACCTGAGATTGCTTCAGGTACAACGTCTGCAACCTCGTGTGCTAAGAAGCCATCGACAGTTGTGTCAGCGTCTGCAATGAAGTTAAAGCGCGAGGGATTAAGTTGCTTGAGGCGTTCTGTAGCACCCGTCAGTTCTACCACGTTTTCCTTGAGGCGGTAGTCTGATGAGGTGACGTAGGATGTTGATGTAGTTGATGTTTGAATTCTACCAACATTTACAGGCGTTGAGCCGTTATCATAATAAAACGCTAAGGGAATACCTACGGTTGATTGAGAAACAAAATTAGCCCTGCCATAGCCAATACCAGAAGGTTCTATAAAAATCCCTTGCCCTGCTGTTGATGCCGCTGTTTTTCCGAACAGTATATTGCCAGAGGAGTCGATACGCATGCGTTCGTTATCAGCAGTGCCTATAATTAAAGGCTTTGATTCTTTAGTGCCAAAAAATATACCATCTAAACTGGAGTTCGGGTTAATGATGGCTGTTCTTGTACCGTCTGAAATCTGGAATTTATAGCTAAGAGTTGTAGTCCCTATGCCCACGTTTCCAGAGGAGTCTATGCGCATACGTTCTGAGCCGCCTGAAGAGGCATAAAACACCATATCATCGCCAACAGAACCTAGCGCAACAGAGTAGGTCTGACTAGTGTTTGCGTCATGGAAGTAAACTTTTGATGCACTTTGGTCACTTTCAAAATGAGCAATAGCACTTGTTCCAGTTTCGTTAACTGTTAGTTTTCTAACGGTTGTACTAGTCCCTATGCCCACATTCTCTGAAGAATCAATAGTGATTGCAGTGCTTGTTGCATTGTCATCAATACCAACACTTGTGAATGCACCACTAGCAGTCAGCGTAGTAAACGCGCCTGTGGATGCAGAGGATGCGCCAATGGCTGTGCCGTCGATAGAACCTGCGTTGATGTCTATGGTGCTAGGGTTAGTACCAAGTTCAATAATGCTACCACCATTGTCCTCAGTAAATAATCGTTTGTCAGCTACATTGACCGCCAGTTCACCCTGTACAAGATCACTTGCTGTAGGGACGGCAGAAGCAGTTGAACTATTCTTTGTTACAATTTTTGTTGCCATGTTTATATACCTTTAGTATGTGCCGCCATCAAGCGTACCAGTAGTCACGTTGTCTGCATTTAAAGTTGATGAAGATGTTAAATAACCTGCTGAAGCGTGATTGCCCCAACCATAAGCTGTATTCCAGTTAGTAGATGTACCGCCTGTCGCTGTCACTGTTCCATCTACTTCTATAGCACAACCATTAATAAGTTTTAAAGCTGAACTTGTCTGACGAGAAACAATAACATTAGAACCATTTTGCTTAACTGCTGTCTCTATCAAGCCATCTTCTGATCCGTTAGTGACATCTGAAGTCTTGGCAGTGATCTTAGCAAACAGCCTTGTTACACCTGTGTCGCTTTCTCCTTGGAACTTAATCTGACCTAAGTAGTCACCATCGTCAGGAGATGCACTGTTGCGATACAAGCATAGAATAGGAGCAGCAGAGGAGCTAGTGTCTGTACTAACAAGCTCCACAGTCCCTGTCACTGTACCGCCTGTAGAGGCTAGGTAGTCAGTAGACGCTGTAGTTGCCGCAGTTCCTAAGCCTAAGTTAGTCCTAGCTGTACTTGCACTAGCTAAGTCAGACAGGTTGTTAGCCTTCAGTGCCGCTGATGCTAATGTACTAGCGGCATTGGATGCACTAGTAGCCGCTGACGTAGCACTGCTAGCCGCTGCTGTTGCACTAGCTGCCGCATTAGTCTCAGCAGTCTCAGCATTAGTCTCAGCAGTCTCAGCATTGGTCTGAGCAGTGGATGCCGCTGTAGCACTAGTGGCTGCATTGCTTGCCTGGGTAGACGCTGTAGATGCGCTAGAGGCCGCTGCTGTTGCACTGGTGCTTGCTTCACTTGCTTTAGTTGTTGCCGTTGCCGCACTAGTCGCTGATGCAGTAGCACTGTTAGCAGAGTTAGTAGCTGACGTAGATGCTGCTGTAGCTGAACTAGCGGCATTAGTTTCTGATGTACTAGCCGCTGTAGCACTGTTGCTTGCGTTAGTAGCGGAAGTAGCTGCACCACTTGCTGAACCTGCTGATGCTGTAGCTGAGTCACTAGCATTCGTAGCTGATGTTGCCGCATTAGATGCTGACGTAGCCGCATTGCTCTCAGAGGTGGAAGCGTTAGATGCGCTAGTAGATGCCTCTGATGCCTTAGTCGTAGCCGTAGATGCACTGTTAGACGCACTGGTTGCGCTTGTAGCGGCTTCTGTGGCTTTAGTAGTAGCAGTGGTAGCGGAAGTGCTTGCGTTGCTCTCAGAGGCACTAGCGGCTGTCTGAGAGGCACTGGCTGCTGTAGCACTTGTAGCCGCATTGGTGGCACTAGTGGCCGCATTAGTCTCTGAAGTAGCTGCGGCAGTCGCTGAGTTACTTGCGGCAGTGGCATACCCTGCTACACCCGTAGCACTGTTAGCCGCATCAGTTGCAGATGTAGCCGCCTGAGTTGCTTTGGTAGATGCTGTGGTTGCAGAGTTAGCCGCATCAACAGCACTGGCCGCTGCATCGCTTGCTTTCGTAGTAGCTATGACAGCTTGTTGTGTAACAGCTAATAGCGTGGCATCCGTATTGGAATCACCTGCACCACCGTCACCTCTAAATATAGCCATTAATAACTCCTACGAAAACAAACAAAGGGAAAAGGGAAAGGGGACTCCGTAGAATCCCCTTAGTTGTATTAGCTTACTGAACAGCCAATACGAATCCTGCTTCAGGACGCATTACTTGACAACCGTAAAGCGTATCAGCAGTGTAGAGAGTACCCAAGAACTCTTGCTTGTACTGAGTCTGTGAGCGAACGCCTTGCTGCTCTGCAAGAACATTGGTGTCCTTGTGGATTAGCTGTGCGCCACGTACACCAGATTCAATAGTAGGTACGTTAGTAGAAACGAATACATCAACGCCATAGAGGTTACCAATCTTGCCAGTCTCTACGCCTTTGCCATTAACAAAGTCAGTAGAAGTGTAGCGATCAATACCCATGATAGCGTTACGCAGTGAAGGAGGAACGATAAAGCTACGTCCGTCCATAGGAACGTCTGCGTCATCCATCTTCTGAATCAATGCGCGGAAAGCTGCGTCAGTGAAAGCGTTAACGTCAGCAGTGCCGTCAGCATCGTAGGCTTCCAAAGCGCCACCAGAAGTGATCTGGAATGCAGCACTGTGTACCCAAGAAGAACCGTCACCGTCACCGAAAGACTTACCAAGAGTAAACAGATCATCGTCTACTTGCTTGGCTAGGCCGTAACCTGCGTCACCAGTGTAGAACTGACGCAAAGAAGCGAGAGCCTGTACTTCGGTGATGTCTTCAATCAAACGTGAGAACTCAAAGTGCTTGTTGATGTTGATTAGCACTTCAGACTCAACAGCGTTCTGAATAGTAACTGCAACACCTTCGGCTTTGGCGTGAGCCGCACCACGAGTTGGCTTAGGAACATGGATGGTGTCGCCTTTCTTACCAGTCATGCTCATTTTCTTAACGAGGTTAGCTAGAACAAGATTGCTCTTGTATGCAGCAATTACTTCGTCACTCCAGATTTCTGGAATAAATTTAGCAGCAGATGTGTTGTCTACTGCTCCGCCCATTGCGGGATAAGTTGAATCAGTCATAATAAAAGTCCTATAATGAAATTAGTTTCGGACTCTCCCTTCAGCATATGCTTGCATGATTTCATCAGACAAAGACAAATACCTTTCAGGATCATCCTGCATTAGTTTAATAATGTCTGAGCGTCTATAAACCTTTCGCGTTGCTGTCTCACCGCTTCCCTTTGCACCGCCTGTTGAGGCAGTCTTAACAGCTTGCTTCCTGCTTGCTTTCTCTTGTGCTACAGTTTGACCAACAGCTTGTTGACGTTCCTTCCATAAACTGAAAAGCTCATCAGCGGCTTCATAGTCATACTGCGTATCCGCTTGTGCAAAGAGTTGAGTACGAATCTTTGATCCTTTAATCCAATCAACAAACTTACCATCTTGCAGAATCTCTTGCATGTCGGGATGACGTTGTAGCAATTGAGTCTGCGCTGTTTGTTGCTTGTACTGCTGTGTTTGTGCTTCAGCAGCTTTGATTGAAGGATGATTCTTAATCGCTCTTTCGACAGCCTTGTCGGGATCAGAGAAAAAGTCTATATCTTCTTCAGCTTCTTGTGGTGCTTGTGTTGTCGTGTCGAGTTGTGTCTGTATGTAGTCGTCAACAACTTTCCGTAGTTCCCCGACTTCGCTGCTCTGGCGGCCTAATAACTTCTCAGCCTCCTGGTGCATCCGTACAATCTCAGCAGTTGACTTTCCTTTGTACTTGTCAGGGATTTCTTCCTGTTGTTCTTGAGGAGTTGCCTCTACTTGAGGTTCCTCAGTTACTTGCTCTACTTCTTCGTTGTTGTCTAGTTCTTCTTCTGGACGCTCGTCTATTAG